TAGTAATATTTATATAGATTATAGGTACATTATGGCAAAGAGTTATAGAGGATTATATAGACCAACCAATCCAAAGAAATATGTTGGTAATACCAAGCAAATAGTATATCGGTCATTATTAGAAAGACGATTTATGCGTTACTGCGACCTTAATCAAGATATATTGTATTGGGCAAGTGAAGAATTACCTGTTAGATACTATAATCCATTAGACAAAAAATATCATAGATACTTTCCAGACTTTGTTGTAAAGACGGTCAATAATGAGAAGTTTATGATTGAAATAAAACCATCTAGGCAAGTAGCAAAACCAAAACCACCTAAAAAGAAAACCAAATCATATATGAGAGAGTCATTTGAGTATATCAAGAACCAAGCTAAATGGCAAGCGGCAAAATCTTATTGTGAAGATAAAGGTATGAAGTTTAAATTAATTACTGAAAAAGACCTTGGTCAATATTAAAGACCGTAAGAATAGCCTTCTCTTACAATAGTTTTATCACCATAAGGGTTTAGTCTATTAACATATACTGCTTGAGAAACATTATTATTTTGATTTTGTGTTTTATTATCTTGAATAGTCATATTTGTTGACACATCTTTTTTACTATTTTCGTTTAACTTAATTTGTTCATTTAAAAAAGATGTACCTTGTTGATTAATACTTCTCTCTATGATTGCTTTTAATTTTTCTTCATCACCTTTATACAATTCTTGTAATTCATCTAAATTGTAAAGTAAACCATTTGTTGTATTAAACTTATTGGCGTCTGCGTCAAATTTATCTAGTCTTTTTATTTTTTTTGCTAATTCATCTTCCATTTTACCGATATCTCTATCTAATCTTTCAAAATCATTAGAGTATATGCCTTTGATATTATCATACCCTTGACCTTCGTCTGCCATTTTTTGCAATTTATCTTTTTCTATTTGAATTAAAGCTTTAAAGTCTTCAATTTCTTTTACTCTAGCTAATCTGGCTTCTTCATTGCCTTTTAAATTTTCTAATTGGTCGCCACCTAAACCTTCTTTATTTAATGCAACAGACTTAACTTTACCACCTGTTATACCATCATCTACCATTCTAATGGCAACATTTTGCACTCTATCACTAAACGCTGCTAATGATTCAAATATAGCCTGACTATCTTTACCAAAACCACCTTTAGCAGCAATACTTTGTAAATTTTCTATTGTGGTCATAAAATTGGTTGCTTTTGTGCTATCTTGTAAGATAGTTGATATAGCGTCATCACTATAACCTAACATTGCGTCTTTTAAACCTCTTAAATTTTCTTGCACTTCTGTATTTGCTAAAAACTTATTTTTGTCTTGTTGTACTTGTTCATTTGCCTCTTGTGCAGCTATTTTTGCCTCACCTAATGCTGATTGAGTACCCATGTTTATACCAAATCTTTCAAATAAACCTTCTTCTTGTCTAGCAGCCCACTCGCCCATTTCTTTATCTAATTTTTCTACCGTGCCTTTTAATTTTTTTAAAGTCATTTCTTGGTATTCATCAATCTTTTTAGCTAAGAAACTTGCACCAACACCAGCTGCAATCCCAATACCAATAGCTAGTAAGAAAGGTGTGGATGCTAATGCCATACCTAAAGTTTTAACAGCAGGTAATTTAGACATTGCCATTAATTTACCAAGTTTTCCTGCTGTATAAACACCAGCTGTCGTAGCTCCAATTCCTGTCATAGCAAAATCACTATCTTTTACTTCGTCTGCATTTAATTTACCTGCTATATATTGACTCACTCTTGATATGTAAGGTATTGTACTACCTATAATAGCACCAGGAATACCACCTAGATAATAACCTGCAGCTGAACCAACTAAACTTGTTTCTAAATCTTTTTTTGCCTGGTCATCTAATTCTAATTCAAACTCATCATTAATAAAATTTACTATTGGTTCAGCAATTAAAGACACTAATGAGGCAACTGCACCTCCTTTTAGTAATCTTTTACCAAACATTTTAAATGCTGACTTTAATGCTCCTATGGTAAATATAGAACCAAACCCCAATGTCAATAGATTTTTTAATTTGTCGCCAGTTAAACCAAATATTCCCATGTCGGCACCACTCGTTGGCATTGCACCAACTGGTTTACCTGTTACTCCTGATATAGATTTTTCTTTTCTTAATTCAGCAGCTTGGTCTCTCTGTCGTCTGCTATTTTCTTTTGCTATGTCTATTTGTGTTTGTAATAGTGTGGCAACTTTTTCAACACACTCATAAGTTTGCTTTTGTAGTTCTTTTAATTCATCTAATACAACAACAGATAATGATGAAGCACCAGCTTGTACTAAAGTATCACTTCTTTGTTCTGGTGTTAATAAGTTTGTTACACCTGCTAAAGAAGACCCTACTTTATTTTGTAGTAATGTTGCTGTTTGTACTGCTGCTTCTGCTGACATTTTTTCCTATATTACCATTAATAGTGATGTTAACATGGCACAAATCCATAAACCTGTAAGTATGCCACAACCATAAACAATATAAAATTCTTTCATTATTTACTCTTCTTACTTGAACCTGTGTATAGACCAAACCAGGCAGCGCCAGCACCAACAACGATACTAATTAACCCACTTTGTTCCATAGTAGGCGCCTGTAAGTTCATATACCATATTACACATTTGTATAATAATATAATATATACGGTCAAAAACAATCTTGGAAATATTCTCCAACTATCTACTGCTCTTGCCATATGAATTAGTTTTGCATATGGATTAGGACCCATATCTTTAACACTTGTGTCCACTTCTAAATCTACTTTGACCTTTTTTGTAATTTCAGGTTTATCAGCAGGCACTACAATTTTTTCTTCTTCAGCCATTATTTTCTCCTATTAGCCTCTTTTTGTTTCTCATTTTCTTCTTTAATATAATCTACAAGTAGATTTATATATATTTCCCTCTCCCAAGGTAGCATACTCTCTAACTCTGCTAGAGAATATTTATGATGTTGCATTAAAGCAAAATTAACCTTAAAGTAATTCTCTAAGCTGTCGTGTGAGAGGGCAATACGAAAAAATCCTGTGCCCCTTTCAACACTACCTTACTTTTTACTTTAGTTTTTGGATTCTCTATCTCAATTTCTTTTCTTAATTGAGGCATAGTTTCAAAAAACTTGTTAATCTTATCAAAAGATTTTTTATCTAAATTCTCTAAAAATTTATCTAAATCTTCTCTTGTATAATCTTTAATATTGTGTTGTACTTCACCATCATAAATTGAATGAATACAACTTGCAATCATACCAAATAATTGTTTTGTTTTCATACCTGATACATTTAAACTGGGGTCAACCGTGTCAATTGTAGGGTATTTCATAACAACTTTTAACTTATCAGTTATTTGTAGTTCATTTGAATGTTCGTCATCAACTTGAACCTCAATTTTTGATAAATCAATCTCCTGTGTAACATAAGTTTCTTTGTCGTCAGGACATTTTAATCTTACATTTGCAATTTCACCAACTGATTTAGACCTTATTTGTAAAAATACATATTCTAAATCAAATGTAGCTAAATTACTTGCGTCTAATTGACCAAATGTACATGTTGATACAATACTTTTAATTGCATTTTTTATTTCAACATCATCATTTGCCTCTAACGCCTGTAACAAGACCTTTTCCTCTTTTACAAGAAATGGTCTATACTTTACTTTGACATCAGCTGATGGTAAAGTCAACTCATATGTCGCTGTTTCTAATATAGGCAATGCCATAATATATCTCCTTTATAATTTAATTTTATCCAAATGGTGGAAATAATCTACCACCTGTAACTCTACCAATTGGTAGGTTTCTTCTAGTTGTTTGTAGTATATCTCTACCAGCTCTTTGAAATTCTGGTGGAAGTTTACCTAAAATACCACTAAACAATCCGAAATCTTTACTTGCTTTAATTGTAGGTACATCACCCTCTGTTTTACCTACGGTTGCACCGTTAACTTGGTCAATTGTTAAATTTGCCCATGTTCTAAAGTTTAATGTAATTGGTACATTTGTAATTTGATTACCAGCAGTATAATCCATATCTAATGAACCAATTGTTTGTGGATAAACTTCAAACAATCTTACACCATATGTTACACTTGCATTATCAATTTGTTGTTTTGGTACTCTACGAGTTCTATTAGGCGGACCATCTTGTATAACATTCTCTGTTGCAACATCAAATTGACCTAACTGATATATGTCCATAGAACCAACATAATCATCATAAAAACTCATGTTATGGCTATTTAAACTAATAATTTTTTTCTGCCAATTTTCAAAAAACATTCTCTGCCTTAAAAATTTATCGCCATAAAATGCACACTCTATTTGAGATGAATATTGATATGCGTAAGGCATTTCTCTTCTTGGTCCATAAACTTGATGAGGTGCTGTAGCAATATCTCTATTTGGTAATGTAACTCTATTACACATCATATCAATGTTTTCAACAATTTGTGTACTTTCTAAATCATTTACACCTTTGTTATTAGTATTTGTTAAACTGCCAATAGGTCTTGGTAAATTAATTCTTACTATAAATCTATTTTGTCTAGCAAATCCTTCACCTTGATTTACTTGTGCTAAAAATCTTTGTATAGTACCTGCACCACCAGGTTTTCTTTGAAGTCTAGGGTCTTTTGTAATATCAACTAATGATTTATCTCTTGGTAAACCAAGTCTAATATCAAAGTTACCTATTCTACGACCACCTCTTAAAATTGCCATTATAGTATTTTCCCTTTATTAGGTCCTTTTTTAATTCTATACCTTTGTGTGCCTGTTGCACCAATTTCAACTTCTTGTCTTAAAGATTTAGATAGCTCTAATTCTTTTTTTTGTTTATTAATTTTGTTAGTATGTTCTACCAATTGTTTTGTTCTATCTCTGTCCATTAGTATGTCTTTCTACTTTTAGCAAATACTTGACCAATTGTTGCACCTTGAAATTGTGCTACTGGTAAGTAAGCTGCCAATGCCATCTCATTCACATTAACTCTTAAAAATTGAGACCTGACTTGTGAGTACAAATATCTTTTTATACTCGCTTTGGTATATTTATTGTTCTTAATAGCATTGTATGAAGCTTGAATTTTAGTTGATTGGTCAAACTTTGCATTACTAGAATATTTTTGTAGTTGTTGTAAAAATGCAAAT